CACCCGGAGCAGGATTGATCGGCTGTCGGTCAGTCCCGAGGCGAGCACGACATGGTTGATCAACTGATAGACGCTTCCGGCGAGCCCCCCGGCGGCTTTGACGGTTGAAATCTTGTCATCGAAATTGCTTCCCGCGATGGTGATCCCGCCCGCCTCATCCGGGATCACCGACCAGTCACTCGTCGCCAGGATGTCGCCCGACAAATATTCGGCGCCCCAGTCGACCGAATAGTCGAGGACCGCCTCCGGGTCCTTCAACAGGAAGCTCATGCTTGTCGTCCTCTATTAAATTGGGGTTGCCCGGCTCGGATCGCCCGCTTGAAGGCCCGTCCGAAATGGGGCTTACGCCCGCGGTGCAGGCGACGATTCGAGAAGCAACCCTGAGACGCTTGAGACAGGCGCTGTTCGCCTTCTTTGTGGCGTGCATCGGTGCCTCGCTCGTCGGCGCTGCATGGATTACCTATAAATTCGGAGTCTCACCTACGGCGTTGGCGCTGGTCGTCGCCTGGGCGGGGATGGCCGCTGCGGCAATCTATTGCATTCGTCTCAATCGGTGGGCGCCTGCCCTTCTAATCATCCTCGGCCTACGGATCGGCATGTTCCTCGTCACGCATGGATTGGTGACGAGTACGCCCGACCCGCATTTTTACGATGTGCTCGCCAGAAGCATTTCCCACGGTAGGGATCTCAGAATTATCACGAATGGCGTGGTGTTACGGGCTCATGCGCCTCGGCTCTACTCGATACTCCTGGGCGGCCTGTTTGCCGTGTCGGAGGGCTCCAAAATCGCGCCCTTCATTCTCAATGGCCTGCTCGATCTGCTGACCGCCTTACTTATTTACCTCTGTGCCCGTCGTCTGGACGCCGGCGCCACGGCAGCCCGGCTGTTCGGCGCACTTTACTTGCTTTGGCCCAGCGTCGTGGTGGGCTCCGCGTTCGCCGTAAAGGAGACGCTTGGAAGCCCGCTGGTGCTGGCGTGTATCTGGACGCTGCTATGCACCTCGCAAGATGGACGGCAGCGAGGCGTGCAATATGGCCTCTTTCTCGGACTTCTCGGCCTCACTCAGCCGGCTTGGTTCTTCATGACTGCGGCCTTTCCATTGGCGATCGCATTGCGGCGGCGATGGTCGGACGTAATCCGATTCCTGGTGGTGGCGTCGCTCGCAACTATCCTGGTCCTTGCTCCTTGGGTAGCGCGCAACTGGGTCGTCACCGGCGGTTTTGTTCCGCTGACGACCAGTACGGGCTTCAACCTCTACACCAATGCGGCGGGCGGCCTTCACTTTCCTGCCCGCTTGAATCGTCTGCCCGAGCTTGCGTGGTCGAATGGAATGCTCGCCGCCGGTTGGGCGATCATAATCAGCAACCCCATCGGCTACTTCGCCCACGAAGCGAAGATGATGTTCACCGCGTTTGCCCTGGAGCATGCGTATTATTTTAATCTCGAGGGTCTTTCGACGCCGCCTCGCATCTCGCCGAAGGACTTTCTGCCAGTCATGCAGCTGCCGCTCATCGCACTGTGGGCGGGGGCAGCCGCGTTTTTCCGGTCCCGATCGGCACCAGCCCTGATGACGGCGATCTTCGGAATCATCCTGTTGCACCTCCTGACAGTCAGCATCTGGTTCGAATTCGCGGCAAGACATCGCGCCTATTTGCTCCCGCTCCTTCTCGTTTGTTGCTCAACTCTGCTTGAACGGCGGCCGGTCAACGTGGCTCCGGCTGAAGGGTCGAATCGGCCTGGGCGACCGTCTGGCGTTTGATTGGCGGCTTCTTCTGGGCGGGATCAGGCTGCGCTGCGAGCGAGCTCTCACTCAAGGCAAATTCGGCGATGCTCATGCCGCCACCGCCTTCACCACCGCGAAGTTGAACACCAACGCCTCGGACAACGATCCGGCCGAGCGGTTCTCAACGCACACCTTGAACGACCCGGCACTCACCTGGCTGATCCAGTAACGATAGGCATTGGTGGTTGTCGCTCCCGAAGCCAGGTTGAGGTTGATCGTGTCCGTTGCCGCGACCTCGCTGTTGGTGACGATAAACTCGACCAGCACCGCAGACGCCAGCGCCGCATTGTTCATTGTCAGCGTTCCGCAGTCCTTGTTGAGCGTGACCCCGGTCGACTTGTTGGTGATCTGGGTGACGGCACCGCCGGCGCCCGTCGCATAGCCGACGCCCCCGGTGCCGCTCGACTTCACCGCCCCGGTCGAAGCGACGCTGGTCGGGGTGAGCGCCCCTGCGGCGGTCAGCGTCGTTCCCGAGAAAGCCAGCCCGCCGGCCAGAGTGATCTCCTCGGTTACGCCGGCGCCCGCCGTTGTGCGGCCGACGAGCACGTTGTTGGTCGAGGTTTGGGTGCGCAGCGTGGTGCCCGAGAAGCCGAGATTCCCGGCCAGGGTGATGCCCGCCGCATTGGCGAGCGAGCCTGTCGCATTGCCGACGAGCGAGCTCGCCGCCACTTGCTGGAACTTGGCGTAAGTGACGGCATTGGCTGCGATCGTCGTTGCGACTGCGCCGGCGGAGGTTGTGACGTCGCCGGTGAAGGCGGGCATGGCGACCGCGGCAACCGTTCCGAAGCCGAGCGTCGTCCCGGACAGCCGAAGCACATGGCCGTCGGTGACGGCGGTGATGTCGGCGACGTTGCCGGTCGTGTTCGTGCTGCGGCCGACGACCGAAAGGCCAGCCGACGTTCGCAGCTTGGCGTCGGAAACAATGTTCGCGGCGATTGTGGTAGCGAACGACCCGGTGCCGGAGCCGGCAACGTCGCCGGTCAGCGTGATCGTCTGGTCGCCGGTGTTCGTGCCGGTGAGGAGAAGGTCGGTCTTGAGCGTTGCGAGGGTCTGGACCTCGGGCGCCCCGGCTCCGGCGGTCTTGCGGTAGATCAGGCTGGCCGTCGCCATGTCGGCCATTTTCGCCAGTGACACGGCGCCGTTGCCGATGGTCGTCGCAACCGCGCCGGCGACCGTCGTCACATCGCCGGTCAGCGCCGGCATCCGCGCGGCAAGCAGCGTCCCGGTCGAAAGATCGGCCGCCGATCCCGACGAAGCGACCGGGGCCAGCCCTAGCGTCGTCCGCTGCGCAGCCGCGTCGGCGTCGTCGATCAGCGCCCTACCGGCTGCGGTGCAGATAATCTCCTCGATCACTCCCGCGCCGGCGCTCGATCGGCCGAGCAGCTTGTCTGTGGCCGAGACGTTCTGGATCTTCGCGTAAGTGACGCTCGCCGCGGCCAGGTCCGCGCCGCTGCCGCTGGTCGCGATCGCCGCCGGGACCGCGGTCAGGCAATAGAAGGGCGTCTGCGTCCCCGGAGTGCCTCCGGTGGTGCACGACCAGCCAAGCAGCGGCGAGGCGACGCTTGGCGTCAGGTTGAAGGCAAACTCGCCGCGCGCGTGAGCATCGGCAGCCGGCGCGGCCGCCGCGTAGGTCAATTGCCTCGCGGTGGTGAACGGCCCCAATGCGAACTTGATCGCGTGGAAGACGTGCGGCTGATTGGCGCCGGTCCCGAACTGCTCGCCAGTGGTCGGCCCGGTGACCCGGAAGATGTCGTAATTGCCGTTGGCGTAGGTGAAGATCAGGTCTTCGGGGTTGAATATCCCGCCGACGCCGTGCCCCCACCCGAGACGGTGGCTTTGCGGGCTATAGGTCGTGTGTGTGGCGGCGACGATGGAGTTGGCAACCGTCTCATCCAATTCGCCAAGAGTGACGGAAATTGAGCCGGTGCTATTGACCTTGGCGAACGCTCCCGAGCTCGTGACGCCCTGGTTGGTAGCGTAGATGCTGCCGTAGTAAGTCTCGGCCACACCCATGCCGCCAGTCACAAGCGTAGGTGCGATGAAGATGGTCGGGTTGTGATCGCTTTCCGCGTAACAGCCGCTAAAGACGTTCCGCGCGTTGCTGTTGTCGGTGTAATAAGAGCCGCCAGCCCGATACGTCGTTCCGGTGACCCAGGCCAGATAACCTACCCCTAGGCCAAAGGGCCCAATATATTTCCAGCCCTGATTGCTCGCGCTCGTTCCTGACGGAGCGTGGGTTGAGCACCAGGCCTCCTGCCCCGGATAACAGCGGTAGCGGTTCCCGGACGAACTGACCCCGGTCTGGAAATTGGCCTCAATGCCATTGGACGAACTGTGGCAGCCGAAATAGCTATTCCCAAGGAACGATGAGTCCCACACGCCCCACTGGCGGTTGCCGCTGAAATCACAGGAAAGGACCGTCCAGATGTTGGTGTCGGCGCCATCGACCATCAGGCCGTTGCGGCATCTCGTGACGCGGACTCTTTGAATGTGTGCGACGTTGGCGTTGCCCTGCGGCGAGCCGCCAGCCGTGATGTCGGAGAAAATGCCGTCGCCAGCGAAGTTGTTGATGTTGCAATCGCGGACTTCGGCCTGAGCACGGAGGTGGACTCCGTGCGCTTCGCTCTCCGTCGAAGTGAACGCGCCTTGAAGGTAAAGGCCCTCGATGACCGTTCCGTCGCCGCCCGCATAAGCGGTCGGAGTGGTGCCGCCAGCAGCCCCTATTGTGTCCCTGCGCTGGACCCGGATGCCGGTGACGTTGCCGGTCCATTTGAGGACCGAGGCACCCCCTGCGGCTCCGCCAACGGCTTCGCCGCGAAGGCGAATCGTGCCGTAGATGTCGAGAGTGGTTGAGGCGAGGATGTAGACGCCGACAGGAATATAGAGGGTGGCGTTGCCGCCTGCGTTAACGTCCGACCCGTAGCCGGGCTGAACCGTATCGCGCAGGAACGAGAGCGCTCGGGTAAATGCCGCGCTGTCGTCGGTTACGCCGTCACCAACAGCCCCGAACCATTTGACGCTGTAGAAGCCGACCGAGACGTTGCGCACCCAGGCACCCAAGGCGCCGGTCGTGTCGCTGGCGGGCGGGACATAAACACCTTGTCCCGGATCTGCGGTGACTCTCGTAGCGAGGTTTCCGCCGTTGAATGCGAACAGGCCTTCGCGTCCACTTTCCGATAGCAGAGCGGCGGTCTGGGACGAGGGCGCGGCCGCCAATGCCGCACGAGTCGACATGACCGGGTTCGAGCCACCGCCACTGCCCGCGCCGGATTGGACCTGCGTGAACCATTCGGCTGCGGCGATTAGAGCGATGCTCTTGGTGCCGCTTGAGAAGTTCGTCGCCGCGCTGCCTATTGCCGACCTGCTGATCTGCCCGTTCGCAAGCAGCGTGCCGCGGCCGACCTCGCGCTCGGTGGGCTTATCGACGCCGATCGCCGAATAATAGAACACGTCGCCCGTCTGGAGCGCCGCGGTGAAGCTGGTGAACCCGTTGACCGCGGGGCCGAGCGCGAAATTGCCCGTACCCTGTGTCGACGTAAAGTTGCGCACCAGGTCGGCGAACTTCGGCTGAAAGGGATCCGCCATTGCGGCTCCTCGCATGAGTGGGAAGGTTGCCCGCGCTCGGACGATCCGAAGATAGTCGAGCGCGGGCATGGGCCGGGCAAAGGGGGCGCACCCGGCCCCTCGGCGTCAGGCGAACTTCAGGAGCTTGATGCTCTCTGAGTTAACGACCTGGCCGCCGATCCGCTTGGTGGCGTAGAAGTGCACGTACGGCTTGTGCGAGTACGGATCGCGCAGGATGGTCGTCGCATTCCGTTCGGCGATCACATACCCGGCTTTGAAGTTGCCGAACGCGATCGACAGGCTGTTGGCGGCGATGTCGGGCATGTCCTCGGCCTCGATCAGCGGATAGCCGAGTAGCGTCGCCGGCTGGCCTGCAGCCAGGCTCGGCTGGAACAGGAACGCCCCGTCAGCGGTCTTGAACTTGCGGATCGCCGCGGCGGTGGCGGAGTTCATCACGAACACCGCGCCCTGGCGGTAGGGTGAGCGCACCGTCTGAACGAGATCGACGAGCTTGTCGGCCGGATTGCTCGCCGGAAATGATCCGGCGACTCCCGTGCCGATCGTCTGCAGCGTGCCCATCGGGCGCACTCCGTCGGCGGTCGCTGCGGTCGGCGAGCTCAGGAATCCGAGCGGCTGGTTGGTGCCGTTGCCCTTGACGAACGCCATGCCCTCGGCGCGCGCGAACTCGGTCGCGATCTCGTGGGCGAGCCACTTCTCGACGTCGAACATCGCATCGTCGAGCATCTGCTGCGACGCTGCGGGATTGGCGTAAAGGTCGCCCGACGCCGGCACCACCTCGGTAAAGGTCGCCGTCCCGGTCTCCGGTCGCGCCGCTTCGAAGCCGACCCAGCCCGACGGGGTCCCGCCGGTCGCGATCAGTTTGCGGTAGCCCGAGCTTCCGACCTTGACGACATTGGCGACCGACCGGATCGGCGAGATCGCGAGCAATGTCTCGTCGATCACCTGGTCGATCTCTCTCGGCACCGCATAGCCGCCGATCGCGTCGGCCGAGCTTCCGATCGCCTTGGTCTCCAGGCCCGTCTCGATGCCGCGGCGGATGTAATGGTCGACGAAGCTCGCGCTTTCGACCGACTTGACCCCGTCCAGCGCCGGCCGCTGAGCGGCGATCACGCCGGCGGCGATTTTCGCCTTCAGCGTCTCGAGCTCAGCTTTCAGGGCCGCGATGCCATCGTCTTCGTCTTCGATCGCGTCGAACGACTGCTCGAGCGCTTCGGCCTTCACTTTCACCATCTCCGTCTTCTCCCGTACAAAACCTTCAAAAAAGGGCCGCGAAAACTCGCGACCCTCGAACCTTTTCGCCGTCATTCCCGCCAAAGGGGGAATCCCGCTTCAACCAGTCTCAATCGCGTGGACCCGCGCCCGGGGCTGCATCGGATGCGCGACCAGGCTGATTTCGACTAGGTCGAGCTCGATCAACTCGCGAGATGTTCCACCGCTCTTCGCCTCGCGCACGCGGTAGCCGAAGCTGAGCCCGTCCAATTTCCCGCTCTCGAGCAGTCCGGCGGCACGCTTCGCGTCCGAGCTCGATCCGAGCGCGGCGATCACGCGAAGCCCGCGTTGATCCTCTTCCAACTGCTCGATCGTACCGAGCACGCAATCGGACCTGTGCTGCCACAGCAAAGGCACTTCGCCGGTCGCTTTCAGCGCTCGCGCGAACGCTCCCTTGCGCACGATGTCGCCGCCCCGGTCCGGCCGGTCGAACACGGCCGCGTAACCGGCAAACCTCACTGTGCGATCAGATCCGTAAGCCGCAGCCGAACCGCAATCCCGATCAGCAGCATTGCGAGCGCGAGGCGCACCGCCCAGGTCACCACCGCCCGCCACGCGCTCCGCTTGGCGTCGCGCCAAGCCGACAGAAGCTCACGCAATTCGTCCATGTCGCGCCGCGCGCGCGGATCATCGAGCCCCAGCGACGACAACGCCCGCCTCGCGCCCGACTGGCTCGATTCCTCGACCAGCGCGCGCAGAGTGATCAAATCGACCGCCCGCCCTTCTGCCTGCGCCATCAGGCTCGCGAGCAATGCCTCCGCGGTAATCGCCAGTTCACTCATTGCGCTGTCCTGAGCCTGTCAAGGGCTGAAGCCGAGCATGCCGCGCTTTTCTTCCTCGCTGAGGAAAGTCGCCGCTCCGACCACGTCCCACAATTTCGCGCGGTCATCGGCGAGCTCGGTCAGCTGATCGGTATCGACCGTGAGCCTTACCGGGCCTAGCCAGTCGCTAAGCATTGTCCCAAGCGAGTTCAGGATCCGCCCGGCAATCGGCAGGATCGTTTGCCGGTAGAGCGCCCGTCCCGCCTCACGCGCGTTGGCGTAGGTCGCGTCGCCGGGCAGCCCGACCAGCACCGGCGGCACTCCGAAGGCGAGAGCGATATCGCGCGCCGCGCCTTCCTTCAGCGCGACAAAATCCATGTCGGCAGGGGTCAAGCTCATTGCCTGCCACTTCAGGCCGCCCTCGAGCAGCAGCGGCCGCCCGGCATTGCCGCTGCCAGCGAACTCGCTGGTCAGCTCGTCCTTGAGGCGCTTGAACTGGTCGGCGGAAAGCACGCTGCCGTCCGCCGGCTCGTAGCTCAGCGCGCCGCTCGGGCGTGCGGCATTGTCGAGCAGCGCTTTGTTCCACCGAGCCGCGCGATTGTGGACGCTCGCGGCGCCGATTGCCGCCTCGATGCAGCCCATGCCGTAATGATCGTCGCGCGGATGAAGCGCCTTGATGTGCGCCAGCTGCTGCCGGCCGAGCGGATCCGCCTTGTTGATCCGTGTCACCTGCGCGCAGGCACGGTACAGATATGCCACCGGCCAGCCGCGCTCGTCGTTGACGACGCTGACCCGCTCGGGCCGAAGTTGGCACAGCTCGATCGGGACCTCGTGGTCATCGACGATCAGCTGCACATAGGCATTGCCGTGCAGGAGCAGGTTGGCGGTGATGCTCTCAAGTAGCCCGTCAGCGCCGACCAGCTCGACCGCTCGGTTGTCGCCAACGGCATCGATGGTCAGGCCGCCAAGCATGCCGGCGACCAGGCGGACGGCGCGCTGTCCCACCGGGTTGCGGCGATACACCTCGTCGAATTGCGTGTCGTAAGAGCGAGCGAAACCCTCCTCCGCCTCGGCTGTAGTCAGCCAGGCCGGCACAAACGGCCGCATGTCCGACGGCGCGCTTTTGCGCCCGAACCACCATCCCATGCTCGCTCCCAAGAAAAAATCGGGCCTCCTCGACCGCTCATTCATGAGCTTGTTGAAGGACCCGACTCGCATTTTCCGACTGTGCCTTCGCTGTACCCAACCAGCGTGACGGTGTCAAGCTATTTTTACCTATATGGTTCGTAGAGTCGGCTCAAACTTGTAGGCATCCATGCGCAGCACGCCGTGGCTAACGCTGGAATGGATATGCTCGGCTTTGGAGTGTTCACCGGCCGCTCCGAGCGCCACGAACAGCGGCAGCAGATGCTCTTCGGTCGGATGGTTCCGCTCGGCGTTAGGCGCCAGCCGATGGTAAGCGAGCAGGTCGCCAACGCGATCGTCGAGAATCGCCTGATCCATTGAGCGAAGCTCCTCACCCATTCGGGCTCGTCGTCGGTCGCGCTGCGGAAACTCGACAGATCGTGGGTGAAGCTCCCGCTGCCGAGGACCAGCACGTCGTCGCGGGTCAGCGGCTCGAGCGCGC